ATGCAGCGCGACATTACCGACGCCTATCTGCGCACAGTCAAACCCCCTGAGGCCGGGCGCCTCGAGATATGGGACATGCGCGCGCCCGGCCTCGTGCTGCGCATCACTCCGGCCGGCACGGCAACATGGTCTGTCCGCACGCGAACGCGGGACGGCAAGCGGACCCGCCCGAAGCTCGGCACTTGGCCGGCCCTCGGCGTGTCTGAAGCGCGGAAGCGTGCCCGGGCTGCGACCGCGGCGATCGAGGGTGGCGCGGATCTGGTCGAGGAGAAGCGGACCGCCAAGGCCGACCGCCTCGCCCGCGCACAGCTCAAAACCGTGGCGGCCGCTCTCGATGACTGGCAAGCCGACCGCACGCCGGAGTGGTCCGACCGGTATGCCGGCGAGGTCGCGCGCATCGTCAAGCGGGACATAGAACCGGCCATCGGCAAGCGTGCCCTGGTCGAGACAACGCGAGCCGACTGGACGGCAATCGTTGCCGCGAAGAAGCGCACGGCGCCCGCCATGGCGAGCCTGCTGTATCGGGTGTGCTCGGCATTCCTAAACCACGCCGAGGCGCAAGGGTGGATCTTGGCGCCGCTGTTGCCGCGCAAGGGCCTCGTCGCGCTGGCCGCGCCGCCCGACTCCCGAAAGCGAGTGCTGACCGACGACGAGCTGCGTGCGGTATGGACAGCCGCCGAGGAGGTTTCGCCGAAGTCGGGCGCCTTCGTGCGGCTGTTGATCGCGACCGCTGCGCGCGAGATGGAAGTCGCCGACATCGCGATTGGCGAGATCGACCTTGAGGGCTCCCGGTGGACGATACCCGGTGACCGCACGAAAAATAGGCTACCCGTCACCGTGCCGCTGCCTGCCCGGGTCGTCGTGGATCTGCGCGAGCTCTTCCCAGCGCACGACGAGCCGGCGCCTGAGTGGAGGCTCCTCGGCCAGATCGCCGGCAGCGGTTTCCGCGGCTTCTCGAAATTAAAACGTGCGATCGATGAGGCCTCCGGAGTGACGGCCTGGCGCTGGCACGACCTGCGCAGGACGGCGCGCACCGGGATGACGCGCCTGGGTATCCCCCGCGACCATGCCGAGGCTGCCATCAACCACATTTCCGGCCGCAGCACCTTGGAGCGGACCTATGATCGGCACGATTACTCGGCCGAGGTCATCGAGGCGCTGAGCGTTTGGCAGCGGCACGTCGAGGGGCTGCTGCGGAGTGCCGGCGGCGCGGAGATCATTCCGATGCGCCGGGCGACGTGATCACCGCCGGCGACATTATCGCGGCGCAGGCCATGGTCCCCGGCGCGCCGCCCCTGTTTCACGACGACGCCGCGCGCGCGGCTGAGCGCATCGCGACGTTGTTCGAAGAAGTGAACGCCGGCCGCGCGGACCCCGAGCCTGCCCGTGGTCGAGGGCGCCCGCGAGATTTCCACCTGCAACGCCTATTCCGCCGACTGGCTGACGTTTTCGAGGAGCTGACCGAGCGGCCCGCGACGATGACGATCGATCCGGCGACCGGCGCATCGAGCGGGGCAATTCTGGCTTGGGCGGCGCACCTTTTCTCGCTGAACGACGAGCTGCGGCAATGGGCCGCCTCCAACCCGACCGCCGCGGCGAACCACCTGAAGGCGGCGCGGGCGCAGGCTCTGGATATCGATCAGGCCGAAATCCTCAACAGAACTGGTGACCTCGATCTGACCTACATCTCCCGGCCACGGCGTGGACGGTCCCGCAAATAATTTCGGCGCGGGATTTTAAACCTTTAGGCGTTCGCGAAAATCTCTGAATATTGGGGGGCACCGTCAACCGTGAGGTGCCCAAATGGAACTCTCCGACACCCCTCTCACCGCGAAGCAGGCCTGCTTGGTGGCCGGGCTTTCGATTGCCGCCTTCTGGCGTGCCGTCAGGGAAAAACGCATGCCGGCTCCGGTCTACCCGCTGCCGCGCGCGCCGCGCTGGTTTGAATCCGAGATCCGCGCCGCCCTGATGAAGACGCGCAAGCTGCCGTCCGAAGCGATGGCCGAACGCCGCGCCGCGAACATCCAGCACGCCGCCTAATACGAGAAACCCCGCCGCGCGGGAACGCGGACGGGGCGGAAATCTCTAAGAGCCCGAATCTGAATGGTAGTGCGACTATCGGTGACGTGCGATTTTTCGTGTGAGCAGGCGGATATGGGCGAGGAAGAGCCATGCGGTGGCGCTGGTAACGGTGGCCTCGAAATCCCTTGCGAGACGTCGGCATCTGCCGAGCCAGGCGAAGGTTCTTTCTACCACCCAGCGCCGCGGCAGGAGTTCAAACCCGCTCGCGGCGTCGGAGCGCTTTACGATCTGTATGGTCCATTTGCCGATTTTGGCGAGGCGTCCATTGAGTTTGGGACCGGCATAACCGCCGTCAGCGAATATGTGCCGCAACCAGGGATACAGGGATTTGACGGATTTGAGCACGTCGGGCGCCCCATCGCGGTCCTGAATGCCGGCATGATGAACGATGGCACCGACGAGGTGGCCGATTGTATCCGTGATGATGTGGCGCTTGCGCCCCTTGATCTTCTTGCCGGCATCGAACCCACGCGGCCCGCCGGCTTCGGTGGTCTTGACCGACTGACTGTCGATCACACCGGCTGTGGGCGAAGCCTCGCGTCCGGCTATTTCCCGCGCCTGCATGACCAGGACGTGATTGATGCGATCGAACGTGCCGTCGCGACAGAAGCGGTAGAAATACCCCTGCACGGTGGTGAACGGCGCGAATTCCTTCGGGATTTGCCGCCACTGGCATCCCGTCGCCAGCATGTAGAAGATGGCATCCACAATCCTTCGCAGCGCCACCGTTCGAGGCCGGCCTCGATGCGGCGGCGCGGGCATGAACGGTTCGATCATGGCCCATTCGGCATCGGTGAGGTCGCTTGCGTAGCGCAATCCCGCCCGGCAATATCGTCGCCGAGCGATTTCAGTCCAGTCCATTGCGAATCCGTCTGTTGTTGCAAACCGACAGAATCACAACCCGCTGAAATCGCTCAACTATCTTTTTCGGTCAGGCTCTAAGCCATCACCACGGCTCTATTTAGAGATTTCCCGCTTCCTGTCAAGCGAAATCCGCCGGCGAGCCCGAGAGGTTTGCCAATGACCACCAGTGACACCGCGTCAGAGCCGCCGCCGATCCGGCGTATTCCGGAACGCCCGCGCCCTCGCCAACTCACCGCCAAACCGAAGGCCTCGCGCCCCTGCGCCTGGCGCTCGATCCAGCGCGCGGAGACTCGTCTCGCTGGCCTGACGATGGCCGCCGCAGCCAGCAACCGGAGCGCAATCTGATGACCATGAGCAACGTCGCGAGGACGTCGCACGCCGATGTGGAGGCGCGCCAATGAACGAGCGCGACTTCCTCGACCTTCCCCTCGTCACCGACTCGCCGCTGGCCGCGAACTGGCATCTGCCGATCAGGCCGACGATTATTCGGGCCGCACCGATCACGGTCGACGGCGGCGAGTTTCAACTTCATCCGGATCCAGCCCGTGCCCATCCGCTGGCCTGGCACCCCATCGCCGCGGTCCGGATCGGCCTGCCGAGTTGGTCCGACGAGAAGTGCGCCGTCGCCGGCGAATGCGTTGAATTCGTCGCGCTGAGGCCCGACGCAAGCCGCGTCGTTGCGCAGTTCAACCACTATGCCGACGTGATCGGCACCCCCCCTGACGAGCTTTTCGCGAGTGCCCGCGGCGGCTCAATACTCCGATTGCGCCCCAGCCCGGCGCACTGGCTGACCGACCTACAGGGTGCCGTCCTGCTCCGGCCGGCCATCGACGCCGCGCCATTCATCAGGACGTTTCGGACCGTGGTGTGCGACGACGTGCGGCACGGTGACCAAATCGATAAGGCACTCAATCGAGCCTATAAAGGTCCTGAAATCAGGGTCTTGATGCCCCCGCAGAGGAGGCCCGCGGCATGAAAAAGGCGGCCGACGAATACGTCACTCTCTCCAGCGCGAAGCGGGCACTTCGGCAAGCCGAAATGGCAGCCGCCCCGATCACGGTCGATCCGACGGAAGACGCCGTTGCGGCAGCCTTCGCCGAAAAGGTCGCCGGCGCGGCAGTCTTCGATCACACGGCCGGGGGGTGGTATCTATGGCGAGAAAGCAGATGGAGCCGCGACGAGACGGCTTATCTCTCCCACCTGGCGCGCGAGTTTTGCCGGTCTGTCAGAAGCAGCATCCCGAACGCCCCCGGGAACCTGGGCAAGATCGCCTTCGCCGCATCCGTTGAAAAGGCATGTCGAGCAGATCCGCGCCTCGCGGTTTCGCATGATGTGTGGGACCGCGATCGTTGGCTGCTGGGGGTGCCTGGCGGCGCGATCGACCTCCGCACGGGCCGGAGTCGGGGCGCGTCGCCGGATCTCTACATAGGTCGACAGTGCAGCGTTGCACCCGCACCCGCCGGCGCATCCGCGCCGCTCTGGCAACGTTTCCTTGGTGACGTGACCAACCACGATGAGGAGCTGCAGGCCTTCCTGCAACGCCTCGCTGGCTACCTGCTCACAGGCGACATTACCGAGGAAGTCGTGATGTTCTGCTACGGCAGCGGTGGAAACGGCAAAGGCGTCTTCCTCGGAGCCCTGACCGCGATCATGGGCGAATACGCTGTAGGCGTGCCGATTGAGGTCTTTACCGCCAACAGCCGGATCAACCTCGAGTACTACCGCGCGCAGATGGCAGGCACCCGTCTTGTTACCGCTTCCGAAACCGAAGCGCAGGCATCATGGGCCGAAGCGCAGATCAAGGAGATGACTGGTAACGAAACACCCCTATCGGCCCGGCAGCCATACGGCCAACCCTTCACGTTCTCGCCGCAGTTCAAGATCGTCCTGGTCGGAAACCATGCGCCAAAACTGAAGGGACGGTCGCAGGCAATGGAACGGCGGTTGCGTGTCATCCCTTTCGACCACCAGCCGGCAACGCCCGATCCGGACCTCAAAGAAAAGCTTCGCGCAGAGTATCCCGCTATCCTGAGATGGATGATCGATGGTTGCGTTGCGTGGCAGCGAACCCGGCTCGGTAACGCTGCCGCAGTGCAGAGTGCGACCTCGGCCTATTTCGAGCAGCAGGACGCTTTTCGGCGCTGGATGGATGAGCGATGCGACCTCGATCCGACGTTCGGAGCGACGCCTGGCGCGCTACTCAGCGATTTCAACTCGTGGGCGCGCGCGAACGGCGAAGATCCGCTCACCAACAACGCATTTGCCGAAATGCTTGATCGAACGCCAGCAATCCGACGAGTGCGCGTCAAAGGCGCTCGCATCTGCCGCGGCATCGCGATCAGGCCGCAATCATCGCATGGGGGTGACGGGGGTGACGGATGGTGACCCCGTTTTACAAACTCTCTCACGTGCGCGCGCGTGGAAAGTTCCGGAAGGTGTCGACCCTACCCGTCACCCCGTCACCCCCATGCGGAGGAGGTGCCGATTCGGCTGATCGAGGGGATAGGGGTGTAAAACCATCCGGGGTGGTCGATGTGGACCGCGACCTCCTCATTTTTTCCCGCGGACGAATCAAATTTTCTGACCGAATTGAATTTTCAGCGCAGGGGATGGTCGCCTTCCCGCCCTCCCTCGCTGCCCGGATTGGCACGCTCGGCTGCGCAGGGTGGTCAGAATGAACCGCGCCGACATCGGACGCGCCGAGCGCATCCTCGACCAGCTCGACCCGGCCGATGCTGAATGGGCTGCGCCGCGGCTCCTGCCGCCTTGGGCACTCCGCGCGCGGCGCCTGGCTGAGCGTGACGCCGCCGTGCGGGCTGCGCTGAGCCTTTACGCCATGCACCGCCCGAAAACCGCTGCCCGCCTGCTGGCCGACGCTCTCGACCTGCGGAGCCGCCGCCCGGCCGCAGTGCGGAGTCCGACCCTCGCTCGCCTCTGCGATCGCGTGCTGGCGGCGAACGGCGGCCGCCCGCTTGGGCTGCGTCAAATCATGAACATCGCGGATCACGACCGGGCGGCGGCGGCCGGTGCAAAAAAAACCAGTAGAGATTTCACCGGCCCGGAAGGCATATCATCGCTATGAAGATCGCAGACATTCTCAAGCTGACCCGCGCCAGCACGACCGCGCCGACGCCGACCCCCGAGGCCGAGCAGGCCGCGATCGAGGCCGCGCTCGACGCCCTCGACGCGGAGCGCAGCACGGCACAACTACGCCTCAACGAGATCGCGACCGCCCGCGACGCCCTGCTGCTCGATCCCGGTTCGGATCGGCAAATCCGCGACTTGGACAACGAAGCCGACGCGATCCGGATCAACCTCGAGCGTTTCGACGCCGCCGAGAGCGCGTTGCTGAACAGGATGCGGGTCTCGCACGGCGAGCAGCGCCACGCCGAGGGCCGGGAGATCCGGGTCCGCTATGCCGACGCGATCGATCGATTCGCCGAAGCGTTGCGCGCCGCCGCCGATGCGCGCGGCCGGCTGATCCATCTCCGCGACGAGGCGATCGTGAAGGGCTTTGAGGGCGAGATCGAGTTCATGGAACTGCCTACCGTCTCTGCCGGGATCAACTACGCCACGGCGAATCGGTTTCAGGCGGCGGCGACTGAAGCGCTCTCCATCTGGGCCGAGCGCGCTGCCGCAGCCGCGCCGGGCAGTCACGGCAGCCGGCACGTGATCGAGTTCATCAAGCCGATGGCTCCCTACCATGCCGGCGAACGCGCCAGTTTCGGCACCGCCGAGGCTCACGCCTTCGTCGCCGCCGGCTTGGCGAAATTCATAGACGAGCGCCGCGCGCCGCCGCCGCCGGCCGTCAAAATGGAGCGGAAATAATGGGACCCGTTGTAGGAACCGCCTCGACCGGCGGCGGCCAATTTGTTGACGTTCACGCGAGCCCGGCCGATCTGGCCGCGTGGGACCCGGTAACGGGTGCCTGGGTGATCGTGACGATGCAGGTGGGCTATGCACCCTCGCAAACTCGCCGACTGCTGCCGCGACTGGCGCCAGTCAATGCCGGCGATAAGGTTGCATTCCCGACGCCCGAAGCCAACGCCTTGGTTGCCGCAGGCTATGCCGTCGCTGCCGGCGGCACGGCGACGCAGGCCGGCGACGGAGTGAACTGATGATCCGTCGTTTCGCAACCCTCGACGAGCCCGCCACGCTTGCCGAACTGGGGCAGTTTCGCGGTGTCGCCTCGACCGAGGCGCCCGGTGATGACGGCTATATCGTCCGCACGGCCGGGATCACGATGGACCGCTACAACGCGAACCCGGTGCTGCTCTACCAGCACGATCCCGACAAGCCGGTTGGCACCGCATCGAAGACATGGACGACCGGCGGCGAGCTTCACATTCTCGGACAGTTCGCACCCGAGGGAACCAGCGCCGCGGCAGACGAAGCCCGGCGCCTGGTCGCCGCTGGGGTTCTTCGCGGACTCTCGATGGGCTTCGCGGTCCTGGAATCAAAGCCGATCACCGTTGATGGCGAGCGCATGGTCGAGGCGACAAAGGTTGAGCTTTTCGAAATCAGCCTGGTTTCTATCCCACTGCTTCCCGGCGCCGTCATCTCCGAACGCACCGCCCGCCGTAGTGGCGAGCACCCCGAAGGGTCCCGGGCGTGGTTCCGTGAGCGGATTCGCGAGCATGAGGAAGACAGGCGTCACGCGATCGAGGTCGAACGCGAAGCCCTGCGGCAGGTCTCCATGCGAAACCATGCGCGGCGGATCGAGCGCGCTCCGGAGCCGGAAGACCCGACCGAGGCGATCCTCGCATACCGGATCGAGCAATACCGCGCCCGTGCGGCCGGGCGGCGCGGGTGACGGCGATCGGCATGGTGGTGAACCGCGATCAAGCGACGATCTGGGCCGACACGCTGGTCTTCAATGACCGAGGCCCGATCGGTCACACGGCGAAGCTCATCGTGAACCCGACCGGCCGCCTCGCCGCCGCCGGCGCGGGGTGGGGCTCCCTCCTTCACTGCGCCGACTGCCTCGCGATGGCCGCAACATCTCTCGACCGGCTCATCGATCAGCTGCCCGGGCTCCTGCGGCGGAAGGCGGCCGAGTGCGCTGAGCGCCGCGAAGACCCGAGCGACTTCACATGCAACGCCTACGCTGTGGCCGGATGGAGCGACGAATACCGCCGGATCGTCGGCTTTGTCTTGGCGGCGGATCGGTATTTCGAGCCCGAAATCGCCTCGACATTCGCTGCGCCCGAGGCGGCCGACCTCGCCGCCATCGGCGCCGATACCCCCGACGATATCGAGCCGGTCGCGATAGACCAGATTGCCGAGCTGCGCCGCCGGCACCGTTGCGAAATCACTGGCCGCGTCGTCGTCGCGACGATCCGGCCGAACGAAGTCACCGCCCGCACCCTCCTGACCCTCGATGCCTGGTCCGCCGCGACGGCCGGGACGGGTGCGGCGGTGGCGCTGGAAGGAGCTACAGCATGACCGACGACGTTTCCATCATCATCGGTGGCCGGTCCCTGCAGGGCTGGCAGTCCGTCCGGATTACGCGCGGCTGCGAGCGGGTGCCGGCAAGCTTCGAACTGATGGCGACGGAACGCTACCCGGACCAGATCGGCGAGGTAGCGATCGCCGCAGGAAATCCCTGCCAAGTCAAGATCGGTCCCGACACCGTGATTACCGGCTATGTCGATCGCGTGATGCCCTCGATCTCGCCGCATGGCCATTCGGTGCGGATACAAGGCCGCTCGAAAATGGAGGATATCGTCGACTGCTCCGTCACGCCGGACGTCATCACCGGGATGCAGATTCGAACCTCGAACCTCTTGGAGCTGGCGACGCGGATCGCCGGCTTTTACGGCATCCCTGTGAAATCCCTCACCGGCGACAATGTGCCGGTTTCCGGCGGCGGGACGACCGCGCCCTACAATTCGCCCCTGATCTTCAACGTCGTCCTGTCCGAAACCGGCTACGAGATCATCGAGCGCGTCGCCCGATGGGCGCAGGTGCTGGTCTATGACGAGCCCGACGGCTCGATGGTCCTCGCCCGTGCTGGCGCATCCACGATGGCGAGCGGCTTTCAGCAGGGCGTCAACATTCAGGAGGCCTCGGCGGCATTCAGCATGGATCAGCGCTACAGCGAATATCTGCCGATGCTGATGAGCTACAAGTTCTTCGGCAGCGACACCGGATCGGATGCCCTCACGCCCGTCTATGACAAGAGCGTGCCGAGAAAGCGCCAATTGGTCATCATTTCCGAGCAGTTCGACGGCAACGGATTCTATGCTCAACAGCGCGCGAAGTGGGAGGAGGCCCGCCGCATCGGCCGGTCGCAGGCGGTCCGGATCGTCTGCGATAGCTGGCGCGACAGCAGTGGCGCGCTCTGGCAGCCGAACGCCTTTGTCCCGCAGCTCAACATTCCGGCTATCAAGGTCGCGCCCGTCGATCCGTGGGTAATCTCCGACGTCACGTTCTCCCGCGATCTTGATCGTGGCACCACCGCCGAACTGACGCTGATGCCGAAACAAGCCTTTGTCCAGGAGCCGATTGTCTTGCTGCCCTTCCTCGGCTACTGGCCGGACGGCAAGCGGCAGGGCGCCGGGGTGCCGTCGCCGGCGGCGCTTGTGCAATCCGACCTGCTGGGGCCGCAATGATGGATGCGCTCGAAATGGCGGCCGCTGCTCTCCGCGACATCGCCACCGCGCCGGACACGCCGGACCCGGCCCGCACGGTCGCCGCCGAGGCCCTTGCAGATGGAACCGGGCCAGCAATCCGGCGCAGCCTGGCACGGATCGTTGCGGCAAAGATCGCCGCCCGTGCCCAACTCGCCGATGCAGAGCTACGCGCCGCGAGGGCGCTGAGGATCGTGATATGAAATCGGGACGCAAACCCGCCACGCCGGCCGAGCACGTCGCCCGCGGCACTCGGCGCGCGGATCGACTGACCGGCCAGATCGAGGCGATGGCCGGCGACGTGCTGCCGCCCGCCGGAAGCCTGACCGATCACGGCCTGATCGTCTGGGACGAGCTTGCGCCGCGCGCGGTGGAGCAGGGGACGTTGAAGCCAGCGGACGGCATCGCCTTTTCGATCATGTGCAACCTGGTGGCGCAAGTTCAGCAGGCGACCCGCGCCGGCGATGCTCCGCCGGCTGCCCACCTGTCCGAATGCCGCCGGCTGCTCGAGCTATTCGGACTGGCTGGCGAGCGCTCCCGCGTCGTCGGGGGCGCCGCACCGGCGAAACCGGCGCCGAATCCCTTCCTACTGAACGGGAGGGCGCCGCGATGACCGACGACGAGATCGAGACCCTCCGCCGCACGGCAGAAAACCCGCTGGCCCGACCGTCAGAGCGCGTCGAGGCCCGGGGGCGCCTGGTCGAGCTGGGCGCGATACCGGGGCGCCGGCTGTTCGGAGATGACAAGCGCCGCGCCCTATACGCCGCGCGGGACATGCTCCGCGAGATGGGTTTCGAGTGAACAACCCGCGCCGGCGAACGGCGACCGTTCAACCCCACTGACCCCGCAGGGATGCGGCATCAACAGGAGATAGCATTGGCGAAATGGTATGGATCGTCCCGCAAATCCGTCCGAAGCTGGCGCGGCTTCATGGCCGACGTCCGGGCCGGCCGCGTCAAGGTGGTCCCGAAGCCCCGGCCGGAGCCGCGGCGATGGGGCTGGATGCGGGATGCGCGGAATCCGGATGGGCGGGGGAGGGGTGCTTAGAATGAGTGCGGCGAGCATGTTTAGCGCCCCGCTTGCGCGTGTTACGATATAAGAACAAACACAAAGGAGGCGCGCATGCGATCAGTTCTGCTTATGGCGACCGCCATCGGGATGCTTACCCCAGCCATCGCATTTGCCACTCAACGGCATGTCCCACGAGGCCCGCGCGCCGATCGGTTCTGGGCAGACTTGGGGCCGCAGGTGGTCGCCGACCAGTGGGCCGATGAAGCCGTTGTGTGTGGGCTGCGCAGCCGTCAGTGGGCCACCAACATCAACAACCAGACATTCGATTATGCCATTCGGATCGCCAACAACCTGTGGGGGAGCGATACGGCACGAATTAGGCTGAACATGAAGACACTGGATCGTGTGCAAGCAGGAAGCCGCGGCATGGCGCAAGATGCGCCGGCTGCGGAATGCCTGGCCCTTCAGACAAACGGTTGGCTGCCGAGGCTTGACGAGATGGAGAGTGGAGACTGACGCGGCGAGATCTGCGAACGAAACGTGCCCGCCCCCCTACACCTCCTGCACGGCCTGGGCGGCGAACTCTTTCAGGGACATATCCTTGAAGCCGGAATGATCGCCCTCGACCACCTCGAAGCCGACGCGGCGATGGCCGCTCGGGGCGTCCCAGATGCGGCTGACGCGCAAGACGCGATCGTCAGTCATGCGGTATTTCCGGGCAACGTTTATTTCCGCCACTTCCATGGATATCCTCCCAGAAAATCAAGAGCCTACGGCGTGATCAGTCCGGAGTCGAATCCGAATTCGCGCTCTTGGCCGCCTTCAATCCAAGTTCAAGAAGTCGCCGAATCGCCTCTGCCCGCGACGGCATGCGTTCGCTGAACCGGTAATCATCAATGGCCTGAACCAATGATTTCGGCATCGGCGTGATGATGCGCTCTGAAATTGCTTCGTCCATAGAGCATGTATGCCGCAGGCAATTCATATGTCAACGGATCAACCTATGTTGACATACAAGACATATACGGCATACATGGGGCGGCCGAGCGGGCGGTAGCAGCCGCCCAGCCCGGCCTAACCCGAACCATGGAGATACCCATGATCAAGGCTACCGCGCACCATACACCCCCGGCCGCGCCGGCGAACAGCAATCACCCGATCACGCTCGACCTCCGCGTGATCAACAACGCTGCCGCCGATATCCATGAATGTCGGACGATTGCCGCGCGCCTGGCGCAGGAGACGTTCGAGCACGTCGCCCCGGATGACCTGATCCGGTGCCGCGTCATGCTGGCCGAGGTCGAGCGCATCGTCGCGCCGGAGGTGGGGGCATGAGCGAGACAACCGAGCAGGGCGCCGACCGGTCGCCCTTCCGCCTCCGCGAGCAGAACTTCGAGCGCGTGATGCGTATCCTCAACGCCAAGGTCGAGGGCGCCGATCCGTATTGGTCGATCCCCGCGTTGGTTCGCAAATTCCTGTTCTGCGAACGCGCGGCGCGGGACGTGCCGGACGAGGAGATCAGGACGGAGCTTCAGAATCTTTCGGCGCGCCATGTGGCGAACCTCACGGAAGCGCCGCCGCGCACCTTCAACGAGGTCGCCCTGAAACTGGCCGTCGTGATCGCTGCGGAGCCAGCCGACGAAACGGGCATGACCTCGCAGCAGTATGGCTTGCTGGCCTCCGCGCTGGCCGAGATGGTCATCCTGGGGAAGCGCGAGCTACCGGACGTCGGGCCGCTCAATGCCCTTTCGGTCGAGGATCTGACCTGGCACGAGCCCGAAGGCGCCGATGGCGAGGAGGCGCGGGCATGAACCGCCGCAGCACCCTCCGGGCCGCAATGGCTGGCGCTGCGGCGGCCGTGGCACTCACCAGCATCGCGAACGCCTCCGGAAACCCGGACGCGCGTTTCATCGCCGATTGCGACGAATACGTCGTCGCAACGCGGGCCGAATGGGCTTCGTTCAAGACAATCCGCGACGACGACGAGCGCGACGTTGCCATGGCCGAGAACCGCGCCCGGCAGGAGACGCTGATCAAGCGGATATGGGCTGTTGACCGGATCCACACGCCGGAGGGCGCCCGTGCCGCCGCCCGCGTGATCCTTGCATCCTCGACCCGTGCCGTAGATGGCGACTTCGCCCCCGACACGCTTGAGCAGGCAGTCGCGGTGACGCTGGCCGATTACATGACGGGCGGCATCGATCCGATGGCAGGTGTGGCATGAGCGAACCGAAACGCAATCTCGAACTGCTCGACATGCTGCCGTTCATGGCGACGGGCGCCGGCGGCCGTCGTGTATTCTGGCGATCCGATATCGAGCATCCTGATTACGCAATTGCTTGCGCAACCGGCGAGGGACTGTTCGCCACCATGAAGCGCAACGCCGGCTCATGCGGCATGCGGCCGGATGTTCTTCTGCAACGTGTTCTCTGCGACATGGTGAATGCGGGCAGAATTACGGGGGTAGAAGTCGGCTTTCTGACGGCCCTTGCCGAAGACTGGGCGAAGCGATGAAGCGCCGCAGCAAGCCCGCTAGGAACGCGACGCTGCGCGAGGCCCTGATCTACGTTGCCCTGCATCCTCTACACTGGCCCGGCTTCGCTCGCGTCGTGGTCCGACACTTCTACGCCAAGGCGCGCTTCTATGTGATGTGCTGGCGGGCTGGGTATCGCGTCTCAACGGTGCGGCGCCTGGCGCGGGAGGGCGCGCCGCAGCCCTGACACGGGATGATCACGACTGCTCGATACAAGGCGCCCTATAACCGGCCTGGTAAAACGCTCGATGCAATTCGAGGAACCCTGAACGAGAAGGCCCCGGAGCGATCCGGGGCTTTTTTTATGCGCGGGGGTCTACTGTTCCGGTTTGGACCCCCGTTGGACCCCGAGGGGAGGGGAGATGGTGCCGACACCCAGGATTGAACTGGGGACCTACTGATTACGAATAATCGGTTACTACCGTCTCACCGTGTTTATACACGTCTCAAGACCCGCTGAAAACCTTCGATTTTCCCTTGCCATATGGCCGGACTATGCCTTATGTGTGTCTCAAGACGTCCGTATGTGCTTCACCCTATCCGGGGGAAATTGAAGCACGGGCGAGGCACGAGGTGAAGCACTTATGGCGGTTCGGCTGACCGAGACGGCGATCAAGAGCGGCATCAGCCGTGCCCGGGAGACCGGGAAACTGGTTGAGCTGATCGACGCCACCACGGCCGGCCTCCGTCTTCGCATCTCGCCTCGCGGCCGCCGCGCCTGGGTGGTTGCCACCCGCGATGCCTATGGCTCGCTCCGGCGCTTCCCGGTCGGCGAATATCCGGAAATGGGGATCAGCGACGCCCGGGCGCGCGCCGCCGTCGTCAGGGCGGAAGTGAAGCGAGGCTCAGACCCAATCGCCGCGGCCCGGCTACGCCGGCAGATCGCGAAGGACGGCCGCGATGGTATCGGGACGCTCGGCGCGCTGGTTGACCTCTACGGCCGGCTGAATGGCGAGGCAAAGAAGTCTTGGCCGGAGCAGCTGAGGAGAATTCAGAAGGTCTTCGGGGCGCACCTTCCCACACCGCTGCCAAAGCTCACGCTCGCCGACTTGCAGATGACCGCCGACGGCTACGCCGCGAGACAGGCCGCCAGCGCCGCCGTGCGCTACCTGCGGCCGATCCTCAAATGGGCATCGGTCCCTGGGCGCGCCTACGTCGACCCGATTTTCGCCAGCTTGAAGACCCCGGCCGCACCGAATCGGCGCGACCGCGTTCTCTCGCGCGAGGAGCTGGCGCGGGTGCTCCCTGTCCTGCGTTCCGACGGCCGGATCTATGCGGCGGTGCTCAAGTTCATTCTGCTGACCTTGGCGCGCCGCGAGGAGGCGGCAGCCGCACGGTGGCGGGACGTTGATCTCGAGGTCGGCACATGGGTCATCCCCCGCACAAAGAACCAGACGCCGCACCTGGTGCCGCTTTCACGGCAGGCCCGCGAGCTGCTGGCATCGATCCGCCCGGAAGACGCCGATCCGCTCGACCTGGTGTTCTCGACCAGGACGGGGAAGAGGCTCAGCAATTTCGACAAGATGACGCGCGCTATTCAATCGGCAAGCAATACAGCCGGCTGGACGCGCCATGACCTCCGGCGCACTGGCGCGACGCTCCTCGGCGAGATGGGCGAGATGCCCGATATCGTTGAGGCCGCGCTAAACCACACGGCGATCCATTCGCAGCTCGCCGCGACCTACAACAAATCCCGCTACCGCCCGCACGTCGCCGCTGCCTTGCAGCGCTTGGCCGACGCCCTCGACGGCATCGAGACTGGCGCCGGCGCCATCGTGTCAATGTTCGGAGGGGGCGGAAGAGATACCGGCTAGGCCGGAAACCGGGCCGCGCGGGTCGCGGCGAGAGGGAGTGCCGGGCGGTGTTGGAGCACCGGCCCGGCGATGATCCCGAAAATGGAGTGAGAGCCATGAAGCGAGATCGCTTCGACTATATCACCAAACAGGCCGGAAATGACAATCGTTCTTCCGTGCTGGTGCTCGACGTGGCCCGCCGGGCCGAAGCCGCAGCCCGCGAGCTGGCCGAAATGGCGACAACCGCGAGCGAGCGGCGCCTGGTCGGACTGATCCTTGAGGGTGCAATGCACCGGGCAGGCCTCGCATGAGCACGACAACCGAGCAGGCGGACGGCAACGCCGCATTCAGCGTGCGCAGTAGCCATTTCGAGCGTGTCCTTTGGACCCTCGATGACAGCGCCTCGGCCCCGTGCGGGTCAAACACCCTACGCGCCATGGCACGCAAGTATCTGCTGGTCGAACGTGCAAGCTGCGAGATTGCCGACGATGCCATCTCCGGCGAACTGTGCGAGATTTCCTCGAACAGGCTCGGCCTCGTCTCTGAAATCCCGGCGCGTGATTTCGGGGACGTTGCGGTGAAACTGGCCGTGATGCTGGTCGAGGGCGACAACACCCAAGGATCCGGCGGCGGCATTCCGGAGCAGCTGCATCGTATTCTCGCCTCGGCCTTGGCGGAATTGGTGATCCTCGGCGAGCATCCGTTGCCCCGCATGGACGCCTTGAGGGCACTCTCCGCCGAGGATCTGGAATGGCACGAGCCCGGCGACGGGGAGGTGCAGCCATGAACCGCCGCGCAACGATCCGGGCTGGCGTGGCTGGCGCTGCTGCCGCCGCGGTGGCGCCCGTCGCAGCGCGGGCTGCTGGCAGCCCCGATGCAGAGCTGATCGCCATGGCTGACCGCTACGTTGCCCTCGAGGCGCGATACAACGCGGCCTACAAAGTGCCTGGCCTCACGATCGAGGCTGAGGAGGCGATCGACCGGCAGAACGCGCCGATCGAAGCCGAGATGCACGAGATCCTCGATCGCATCGCCCGGACGCCGGCCCGGACGCCCGAAGGTGTCGCGGCCATCGCGCGGGCGGCATGGGCATACAGTGACCCGTCCGACCTCGACCCCGAAAACGACCAGCTCTATCTCACTGACCGGATCGCTGCCCGGCTGATGCTCGACGCGGGGAGGCTCGCATGATCGCGACAACAGCACTCGATCCGCTCAACCTCCGCGTCGAAGACCTGGTTGACGTTGCTACCCGCATCGAAGCCGCCAGCCGCGCACTTGCCTATTCGCCGATCAGCTCGTCGCCGCGTCGCCGGACGATAGGCGCCTACAGGCCCTTCAATGGATGTGCGGCGCCGCCGAGGGTGACGCGCAAGCCCTGCTCACCCAGATCGACCTCCTCAAGGAGGAACTGCCGGCGGCGGCTCGATCATGAGCGCGTCAGCTTCAGCCCGGGTGCTGTTCTGTTCGTTCTGCGGGAAGTCAGAGCACGACGTGGAAAAGCTGATCGCGGGGAGATCGGCCTGTATTTGCAATACATGCGCTGGGTTTGTGAATGAAATGTGCGGAGCCTCAAGCCCATCTCTTCGGCTTTCGGTGCTCGATCGCGCCCTCACCGCCTGCCCCACGGATCCCGCGCACGCTCACGAGGTCGCTGCCTTGTTTCTCAAGTTTGTGACAGGTGACGCATGACCGCGATTAGGCCCGGACGGGACGCTACGCTGCCGGAGATCTTCCGATACGTGACGCGCCACCCGCGTATCTGGCCCGGCTTCTCCTGCGCCCTGGTGCGACACCTCTACGCGAAGGCCCGGTTCTACGTCATGTGCTGGCGTGCCGGCTATCGGGTGGCGACCGTGCGCCGCCTGGCGAGGGAGGCAAGCCGGTGAGCGGCGACGCAGGAGGCGGTGGCGCAAAACCACCCCGACGCCGTGCAACGACTCGCCGACGGCGCGCTGATGCCAAGCTGCCGGCAGAGCTGCCGGTCCTCTCAGCTAAGGTGTTGCAGGGCTTTTTCGCCAAGGCTGCCGGTGGCCGAAAGCGTTTGAAGACGCCCTCGCTCAATCGCTGCGAATGGCTGGGCCGGGCCATCGCGGACATTGGCAACCATATTGTGAAATCTGGCGGGGTGCGGGCCGATCTACTTGGGAAATCGCGGGAGCCATTGAAAAAGGCCGCTAAGATACTGCCTCTGGTGCGGACCGATATCGATGGCCTTTTCATTGCCGGCCCGAACTCGAAGTTGCCGGACTGGCACCGCGACCAGTTGCGCGAGCTGGCGTCGAAGATGGCAAACATAGAGGCCAGCATTGCGGACTTGTTCGAAGCCGCGACCGAGGCCGAGGACGCGCAAGGAGGCGGCTACCCGGCATGGCCCGAACTCGCGCGTTTCATTCACACCGCTGCCGCGACTGCATGGATAGAGGCGAACGGATCGGCCCCGGGCGGAGTTCGGGTGCATGCCGACGGCTCTTCTGACCCAGCCGTGATATTCGTCCACCTTACTCTGGCCGGATTGAGAGTTCATGTGGGAGAGCACGCCGTTTCGGAGGCCCTACGGAAACGAGAGAGCCGGCGGCGGGGTGGGGCGCGAAAGTAGGCAGAAATTCGCCCCTTTGCAGGATGACCCGTTTTCCTATCAATAAGACTGCATCTCACCGCGTCGCACCGACGCAGCCCGCGCTTAACTACGGCGCAAAGATGCAAAGGATTCAGGCACAATGCCGAGAATTGTAAAGCAGCCTCGCCCGATCGACCTCAAGGATCCTCCCCCCTTTGCGACTGTGGGAGAGACGCAGGAAACGCTCCGCACGTCCCGGGCGACCGTTTACCGGATGATCGCGGACGGCCGTTTGGAAGCGATCAAGATCGGCGCCGGCACTCGCGTGAAGATCGATAGCCTCCGGCAGCTCATCCAGGCTGCGCCGTCGCTCTAAAGAGAAACCCCGCCGCGCGGGCACGCGGACGGGGCGGAAATCTCTAGGCCGTCATCGAGGCCAGATATAGGGACTTTCCGCTTTACGTCAAGCGAAATCCGCCCGGCGAACCACGAGGTTTGCCATGAATACCGCTGACACACAGTCAGAAACCCCGCCCATCCGGCGCTTTCCGGAACGACCCCGCCCGAAGCAGTGGACCGCAGTTCCGAAGGCCGCGCGCCCCTGCGCATGGCCCGCGATCTCCCGCGCCAATCAGCGCCTCGCCGGCCTGGCGTTCGCGGCCAGCGCGGCAAGCGGGAGGGGTGCCTAATGATCCGCAATCGCCGCGTCGAGACGACGCCGCATTCCGCCATGCGCGAAGCTATTCGTGCCGCTGATGCCCTCCGAGTCGCCGCGCATCGCGCCGTGCACGAAGGTCGCTCGAAGGCGGCCGCCGACATGAGAATTCTCCTCGATAGCTTGGAACGGACAATCGCCGAGGAGCTTCGACGGTCCCCGCACACCGCGAACGAGATCGGCCGGGCAGCGCGTCCGTATTGTGACTTCTGGCCGGAAACGCGAGCCCTCCCATTCCAACAGGTCGGGCGGATACCGATCGATGACCTAAAGTTTTTGTTCGATCTCGAGGCGATCCCGTTGCCTCGAACGCCGGAAAATTTCGGGCGCCTGAGCCAGATCCGCGCCAAGCTGGAGGCGCCGGCCCATGGATGAACTCGACTTTCTCGACCTCCCGCTCATCACGCAATCGCCACTGGCCGCGAGCTGGTCGCTACCGCTGCGGCCGACCATCCTGCGCGCGGCGCCTGTCGTCGTCGATGGGCCCGAGTTCCAGATCCACCCTGCCGCAAACGACGCGCCTCACCGGGCCTGGCGCCCGGTCGTTGCGATCCGCGTGGGCTTGCCGTCGTGGGACGATTTCCGGTGCGCAGTCGCCGGCGAGGTCATCGACTATGCCGCCCTGTCTCCGGCGGCCGATCGCGTTCTGGCGACGCACGACCAGCTCGCCGATGTCATCGGCAATCCTCCCGACGAGTTGTTCTGCGATGCTCAAGGCCAGCGCCTCATCAGGCTGCGCCGCACGCCGGCGGCGTGGCTTGCCGATCTGACTGGCGCCGTTCTCGTGCGATCGCTCGCGGCGTCAACGGACTTCCTGCGCGATTTCGATGCGGTCGTCGCGGACGACGTGAAGCACGGCGAGGCCATTCAGGCGGCGCTGAAGCGGGATTACGCGGGCCCGTCGATCATGGTCGCTGCCGCCGGCACAACAGGCGCGGCTGTCAGGAGAGCCGCATGAACAAGATGCACGACGCGATCAGCCTGAGCGAGGCCAAACGCCGCAGCAGGCAATCCGCCCAGGCACCTGGCGGGCTGCTCGTGCTCTCGCCCAGCTCGCCCCTACTCAGTGCACGCCGCATGATTGAGATGCGCTACCAGGTTGAGGGCGTCCGAACACTACACCACCAGCAGGGAACATTTTTTCGTTGGGCGACGTCGCATTACCGCGAAGAGACTTACGAGGCGATGCGCGCCGAGACTTATGCCTTCCTCGACGCCGCGAAGCGAAGCGACGAAGATGGCAAGCTCTACGAATTCAACCCGAACAAGACGAAGGTTGCGAACGTCCTCGAGGCGCTCGCCGCGGCGGCGCAACTTCCGAGCACCACCACGCCCCCCGCTTGGCTGAGCGGGAATGGACCCGCTCCCCCTTCAGAGATCCTTGCATGCGCCAACGGCCTCGTTCATCTGCCGAGCAGGCGAATGTTGCCGCACTCACCCGACTTTTTCACGACGAATGCAGTCGACTATCGGTTTGATCGTGACGCCGGAGATCCGATTGAGTGGCTCGAATTCCTTCATGGGATATGGCCCGACGACCCGGAAAGCATTGCGACGCTGCAAGAGATTTTTGGGCTCGCGCTGACCGGCGACACCTCGCACCAGAAGGCTTTTCTGATCGTCGGACCGAAACGCTCCGGAAAAGGCACCATCGCCCGCGTGCTCACCGCCCTGTTGGGTAAAGAGAACGTTGCCGGACCGACCCTCACAAGCCTGTCGCAGAATTTCGGCCTCCAAGCCCTCATCGGAAAGCCTCTAGCGATCATCAGTGACGCGCGCCTCGGCGGCCGAACAGATGCACACGTTATCGCCGAGCGCTTGCTCTCGATCACCGGCGAAGATTCCCTGACCATCGACCGGAAATTCAAAGAAGCATGGACTGGCCGCCTCTCTACCAGGTTCTTGATCCTTTCAAACGAACTGCCTCAACTGACCGATGCGTCCGGCGCGCTGGCCAGCAGGTTCGTCGTCCTTCAGATGGAGCGATCGTTTTACGGAAGCGAGGACCTCGGCCTGACCAGCCGGCTGATGCAGGAGCTTCCGAACATCTTGCGCTGGGCGATGGATGGGCGCGACCGCCTCGCCGCTCGCGGGTATTTCCGACAACCAGAGTCCGCACGTCAGGCGCTCAGTGAACTGGAGGATCTGGGGAGCCCGATCGGCGCATTCCTGCGAGAGCGCTGCATCGTTGAGCCCCGCCGTGAGGTTGAGCGTGATCGGTTCTATCAGGCATGGCTCGATTGGTGCCGCCAAGAAGGGCGCGACCATCCAGGCACATCGATAACGTTCGGCAAGCAGCTCCGCGCGGCAATTCCAGGCATTCGCACATCGCAACCGCGTGCCGCCGGAGGGATGCGCGTTCGTTGCTACGTTGGAGTTGGGCTCGATGAATGAGCGGCGAGCGTGGCACACGTTGGAACATGTGCCGGAACATTGTGGGGCCAACTATTCAACGCAGGGGAGGTCTCGGACAAAAGTTATAACTACAATGCTTCGGCACATGTTCCACCCTGTGCCAACAGATGCACCCGCTGATCGTCATCGCGATCGATCAGCGATGGCCGAACGTCACCTCGTCAGGATGGTCGCCATCGGGCAGCGGTATGTATCTCAGGTTGCAGGATACGCCCTCCGCAACTTTGGGTCCTTGGTAAGCACCCCCCAAAAGCGGGGATTTCGCCCGCTCTTTCTTCCGCTAGGCACGAAAAATTCTATGGGGGGCTATCAAAATCAAACCCACCTCCGCGCGGGAATTCCCCGCACGCGAGCGCGCGCGACCTGGGCAGGCGGTGCAGCGTGAGCGCGATCCTGTCCCCCGAGGACGCGCGGCGCATGCAGGCGAACCTCGCCGCCGTGGAAGCCGCGCGAGGTCCGGACGAAGCCGCATGGATGGCGATGCTCATCGGCGCGCAACCCGCACTGCGAGCGGCACGGATTGAGCGGCGTGACGCACTGGTGCGGCAGGCGCTGCGGCAATTCGGCGAAGCTCCGGCTACGCGAGCCGCAAAGCTCCTGGCCGAAATGATCGAACAGCGCTTGCGGGAGCCGGCGCCAACGCCAGCAAGACAAGGATCACTCGAAGCCATGGTGGACGAGATCATCACCCTGAACTCGTGGCGTTCCCTTGCTTGGCGGCAGCTTTACGCAATCGGAGCAGGATAGGTTTTGCAATTCGGCCGGGAAAAATTGCAACGGCCGTAAGTAGGAACCGAGAGGCGCCCGCTGCGGGCGTCCAGCCTGAATCGGAGACCAGAACGTGAACCAAACCGTCACCTGCACCGTCGCCCCCGGCCGCTCTCTCCTCGAGGCAATTCCCGGCTCCGAACACATCGTCCGCGTGCCTGGAACCGGCCGCACCGCAGCTGGTGCAACGACCGAAGCCCGCACCGTCGCGGTCGATCACAAGCGCTATATGCCCGGCGATACTGTCCAACTGCCGGCGGCCGAGGCGCAGCGCCTCGCAAACCTCGGCTTTGTCCGGATCGATTGATCATGTTCCGGGGGCTTCTGCGCAGTCTGCTCGGCACCGCGCCGGCCGTTCCGGCGCCGTCACCGCTCGATTACCGCGCCGCCCTCGCGCGCCTCGAGGCCGATGCCGGCCGGGTCAACGACGCGCTGCGGCAGGCCTTTGACCGGCGGCGGGCCGCGCTGCTCACCGGTGACGACGCTGAGGTCGATCGCCTCGACGCCGTGATCGACGCCCTGGGCAGGGAGCAGGAGCGCGCGGAGATCCTCGAACGCGAGCTGCTCGCCCGCGCCTCGAAATTACCGGAGACTTTCTCGTGAAAACCAAAAGCCCCCGCGTCAACGCCCGCGATTATCGGCACCTGCTGGCCGCGCCGGCGGCAACACCGGCAGCCCGGGCGCTGAACTCCTACCGCCGCGCGACCGGGCAGGCTCCGGAGCCGAGCGCAGAGCCGCGCGCCGGATCGCCGGCAGCCCGGGCGCTGGCGATCTATCGGCGGCTGACCGGAGGTGAGCGGTGAAGCGCTCGTTCGGCCTTGCGCATCTGCTGGGGCTACCGGCGAAGCCGAAAGCCCGGAAAGAGCCGCCGCCGGTGGCCGCGCCGAAGCCGAAACGGAGGGCCAAGGCCGCCAGCTCGTATTCCTTCGACCATCTGCGGCCGCCACCGCCGACGCCGCGCGAGCGCCTCGAGGCCCGTGGCGCTCCGGCTCGAGCGGCGGCGGGATACCCCAATGAAGCCGACAGCGGTCCAGCGCGCACCAACTCCCCCGCGGCGCGCGCCATCCGCCTCTACAACGAACTCATCGCCAAGAGCTGAGGACCATTACCCGATGGACATGAAATCCCTTCACCCCACCGACGCCAGCGCCGCCGCCTGCCGCGCCGCGCTCGACCGGATCGCCGCGGCGACAGCAGAGACGGAATCCACCCGCGCCGCTGCCAGCGCGCGCAGGGAAAGCCTCATGACCGAAGGGTCAGTGAGGGAAATTCGGAAAGCTGAGGACGCGATCGCCGACGGCCAGCTCGACCTCGACCGGCTCCGAATTCTCGAGGATCGCGTCCGCCAGCAGCTTGCCGATGCTGAACTTCGCGAACGCCGCGAGTCTGCCGAGGCAGAACACGGCGCAGTCGCCGAGGCAATCAAGGCGCATCTCGCGAAGACCGAGCGGGACTTGCCCAAGATCCTCGCGCCGATCCGTGCACTGCTGACCGAGCGCATAGAGCTGATCCATCGTGCTCGCCTGGCGAACGAGGCCGGCGCCGAATTTGAGCTTTCCCGGTTCGACACGAACGCACTAGCCGAGTTGCTGAACGAGACGATGCTGCCACTCACCCAGGCCGAGAAGGACGCGGCCCTCCGCAAGCGCCAGGCCGACGCCGACGCGGAGCGCGAGCTTCGGTATACCGAAGCGCAGAAACTACGCCGCCGCGCCGAAGAAGTCGCAGCACAGCAGCGCGAGCGTGAAGTGCAGATGCGGACGCAGGCTGCCGTCATTCGGGTCGAGGATCAGCGCGGCCCCGGTCTGATTTCGAGCGTGGTTCGATGAACGCGCGCTGCCCTGCCATCCCGGCCGAGGTCGAGGCGCGCCGTCGGGCCGCCTCGCTCAGGTTCCGCGCCAGCATGCCGCGCGCGACTCCGGAAGTTCAGGCGGCGGCGGACGCGGTTGAGGTGGCAATCGCCTACGCCACCCTCGCGGCCGCTCACCCGCCGGGCTCGATCCGAACCCTGCAGGAAGTGGTCGCGGATGCCGTCGTTTCCGGCCTGTCCGGGCGCCCGGTGCCGGAGCGCGTCGCCGCGGCCGAGCGGGAGCAGCACGCGGCGAAGATCTGGGCCGACATTCTCCCCAGCCTGCCGCCCGTCGGCACCCCGGAGCGCGGGCCGGCATGACTGGAAATGCCCCCGACTGGCGCGCCATCCGCGACCGCGTGCAGGCCATCGCACGCAACGCCGAGCGCCTCGCCGGCGAGCTGCCGGACCCGCTGACCGAGGCGTTCCACATAGGGATGGCCGAGATCGCCAGCAACGCCGAAGCTGCTGAGCTGCTAATCCGCGGCATCGAGCCCGGCGACGATCCGGCTTTCAATGAGGAAGCCAGTCTCGCGGAGGTCTGGCAGCTCGCCGGCGACGCGGCACTCGCCCAAGTCGAGGATCTGGCGCCGATGATGATCGCCGCCCTCGAATCGCTCGCCACCCATCCAGCGCCCGCCTCTCTGAACTGAAGGAGCCCCCGCATGGCCGCCGAGAACAACCTCCGCGTCAAGATCACCGCAGACGATCGAGCGTCGGCGGTGATCGAGAAGATGAAAAGCCGGCTGGGGAGCGTTGAGACGCCTGCGAATCGCGCGTCGAAGGCGATGCGCGGCCTCACCGAGCGGACGGATCGTCTCGAACGGTTCTCGCGCGGGCGGGCGCTTCCCGATATGTCAACACGGTTCCGGGATTTCGCCCGGCACTCGTTTGACGCCTTCCGCAACGTGTCCCGGCTGAGCGGCGAACTGGAAGGCCTCGCCGGCCTGATGGATCGTCTCGGCCCGCTCGGCGTCGCGATCGGGGGCGGCCTGCTGGCGAAGCGCTGGGCCGATCAGGGCCTACGCCTCAAGAACGAGTCGGCAAACATCGGCGGCATCTCCACCGGCCAGCTCATGCGATACCGGCGCATCGCCGCCGGCGTCGGCGTGAGTGGCGAGTCGATCACCAGCGATATCCGGACGCTGCGCAACGATCAGTTCAACGCTGGCGTGAACGTCAACGGCCAGATGGCGCAAGCCTTCCGGCAGCTCGGAATCCCCCTCTACGGCAAGAACGGGAAGTTCACGCCGCTGCCGGTGCTCATGAACGAGCTGGCGACGAAACTGCAAACCCTCTCGCCGATCGGGCAGCAGCGCGTCCTATCCGCCATGGGCCTCGACCCCGCCTCGATGCCGTTCTTCCGCCTCACGCCCGCCCAGGTAGCCGCCCGAAATGCCACCCTGAAGCGGGAGGGCCTGACCTCCTCGGCCTATACCGGCGCCGGAGCGCTCTACCGCGATTTCACCGAGCTGGACTCGGCCGCCATCGTCGCGAGCAACCGGCTGGGCAAGGACTTCGCCCCCGCCGTCGGCTACGCCACGAAGGCGCTATCCAGCTTCCTACTGAACGTCGGAACCAAAAAGGGCGTCGTCTACCAGGACGGCGCGTGGCTGCCGGACTGGATCAAGGCTTTCCGCCAGTGGAACAGCCCGACCCCCGGCACCAACGGCGTCCCCCGCAGCCTTCGCGACAACAACCCGCTGAACCTGACCTACGTTCCGGGGCAGGCCGGCGTCGTCGGGCGGGATGGCCGGTTCGGACGATACGGCACGATGGCTGATGGCGTGAGCGCCGCGGTCAACCAGATCATGATCGACCGCAGCCGGGGCATGAACACCGTCCGCAAGCTGGTCACCAGCTGGGCGCCACCGGGTGAGAACGACACGGCGGCCTACATCCGCGACGTCTCGAAATGGACCGGCTACGGGCCCGACCAGCCGCTGAACCTCCGCAATCCCCGTGTCATGTCTGCCATCGTGGCGGCGATGGCCCGGCAGGAAGGCAGCGGACGCCTCGCGCCATCCGATCTCGCCTCCGGCGTGCTGGGCGGCTACCGCGAATTCGCCAACGGCACCCCGCGCAGTGAGGTTGCCGAAAGCGGAGCGCCTCGTGTGACCGTCCCGGACCTTCCCGGCCGGAAGATCGCCAACGGCGCCCCGCGCGCCCTGCCGGCGAGCGTCACCAGCGAACTTGCCCGGCTCCGGGCCGCGCAAGGCGGCTCGGTCAAGGTCGACATCAACCACAACAACGCACCGGCCGGATCCACCGTCCGGGCAACTGCCGCCGGCAGCGCGTCGATCGGCACGCTCCGCGTCGTGCGCGCCATGACCCCGGCCGAGGCTTATCCGTGACGAAATCAGCAGAGGCGGGGCGGCGCCCGTTTCGGCTGAGGCTGGCCTCGGGTTTCTCCTTGGCCGAGGCCAGCCACCCTATCGGCGCGTTCCATGGTCCGGCGCGCCGGTCGCCGGCGGCGGCGTGTCCATCCGCTGCCGCCGGCAGCCACCCAGACCGGAGATCCTGAATGGCAACGCAGCGCGAAGTCGCCGATCACCTTGGCGTGTCGCAACCCGTCGTCGCGAAGCTGGTCGCCGCCGGCGTTTTCCAGCCGACCGGCGCCCGCGGCGGCCTCGACCTCGACGCATGCCGGCGGGCCTATCTGGGCAGGTTACGCGAGGAAGCGGCCGGCCGGGCGGCCCATGGCGGAGCGGAAGGCGAACCCGAAGAACTCGATCTCGTTGCCGAACGCGCCCGCCTGGCGAAAGAGCAGGCCGACCGGATCGCGATGGAAAATGACATCACGCGCGGGAGCGTGGTGCCGATCGATTCCATAATTGAAATACTCGGCAAGTGCCTCTCCACTACCCGGACGCGCCTCCTGGCGATCCCTTCCGAGTGCGCCCTCCAATTCGCGGCGGCACGAACCCCGGCGCTGGCCGAAGAAGTAATCCGGCGCGTCATCTACGACGCCCTCACCGAACTGAGCACCGGCTTCAAAATCGCGCAGCAGGCGAAGGTTCGGCGGAAACGGAAGCCGCTGGAATGACCGACCAGGGCACCCCGCAGGCCGCGCCCGATCGGCGCGGCGCCGAGGATATCGACCAGCTGCGCCGCACCGCCGAGAACCCGCTTGCCCGGCCATCTGAGCGTGTGGAAGCCCGGCGCCGCCTGGCGGAACTGGGCGAGACGCCGCAGATGCGGATCAGCAGTAAGGAAAAACCCCATGCCCTCGCCGTGGCACGGGAGATGCTGCGGGATATGGGGTTCGAGTAGACCGCGCCGAACTGACCGCGCTACAGCGGAGTGAGCATATCGCGGAGTGGGTGCGGCTGACGGCAAAATCAAAGGGGGCGCAACTTGCGCCCCCCTTCTGGCGGCGTGCAGCCGAAAGAACAAGGAATTCGTAAAGCCACCCGCGAACTCCACATCGACCGCACCGAAGCGCAACGCGCCGTCAAGATCGACAAACTTTCGCCCGAAGCCAAACAGGCTGCACGCGCTGTTCACCCAGCGCCGCAAGGAGGCTTACGAGGCGCTCCACCCGGAGACGAAGCATGGCAGCCCCGGCGTAAGTCGCCAAGCCCGACTTCAACAGTGGAACCCGGAACGATACGATAACGGCACGATAGAGGATTGGAAGATAACGGTTTTTTCGGAGCCGTTTGAAGATTTTTTAAAAACGTAGTGCCACGTATCGCGCGATTGTGTGTTGATTTTGCTTGCATCGGCTCCGTAGCGTGGTGTCTGGAGTCGGGGTCATGTTCTTCCGCATCAAACCATCAGGTGGCCGTCGCTACCTGCAGATCGTCGAGAACAAGCGGGTCGATGGCAAGGTCCGCCAGGTTGTGCGGCTGACCATCGGCCGGATGGACGAACTCGAAGCAAGCGGCCAGCTCGCGAGGCTCCTGGCCTCCGGCGCCCGCCATTGCGAGCAGATGATGCTGCTCTCCGCCATGGAGAATGAGGCGACCACGCTGAGCATGCGCCGGTTCGGCGCGCCATTGCTCTTCGGCCGACTGTGGCAGGAGAGTGGGATCGCTGCGGTGTTCGAGGAGCTGCTGGCCGGGCGGCAGTTCGAGTTTCCGGTCGAGCGCGCGGTGTTCGCCACCGTGCTCCACCGGATCATGGTCTCGGGCTCGGATCGCGCCTGCGACAAATGGCTCGAGGATTACGATATTCCCGGCACCGAGGAGCTCGGCTTGCATCACCTCTACCGCGCCATGGCCTGGCTTGGCGAGGAGTTGCCGGAGGCGGAGCAGGCGGATGCCACGCCCTTTGCGCCACGGACGGTGAAGGATCTGGTGGAAGAGCGTCTCTTCGCTCGGCGGCATGATCTGTTCACCGATCTCTCGGTCGTATTCATGGACACCACCTCGCTGTATTTCGAAGGTGCCGGCGGCGAGACGCTGGGCGCGCGGGGCCACTCCAAGGATTACCGCCCACAGCTCGCGCAGATGATCCTGGGCGTGGTGATCGATCAGGACGGAAGGCCGATCTGCACCGAGATGTGGCCGGGCAACACCGCCGATGTCTCGGTACTGGTGCCGGTGATCGACCGCCTGCGGTCGCGCTTCGGCATCACCCGGGTCTGCGTTGTCGCCGATCGCGGCATGATCAGCGCCGCGACGATCGCCGCGCTGGAGGAGCGTGGGCTGGAATACGTCCTCGGCGCCAGGGAACGCACCGACCGCATCGTCCGCGAGGTGGTGCTGGCCGATGAGCGCCCCTTCACCCCGCTCTGCCTCGAGCGCGCAAGTGGCGACGAGACCCAGCTCTTCATCAAGGAGGTCAAGGTCGCGGGCAAGCGCTATATCGTCTGCCGCAACGAGGCGGTGGCCATCGAAGAGGCCGAGACCAGGCGCCAGGTGATCGCCGCCCTCGATCGTCAGCTGACGCGGGGCGACAAGGCGCTGATCGGCAACTCCGCCTATCGCCGCTTCCTGCGCCCGGTCAGCGACGCAAAGCCCGGCCGCAAGAGCAAGCTGTTCGAGATCGACGCCGGCAAGCTCGCCGAGGAAGCCCGCTTCGACGGCGTCTTCGTGCTGCGCTCCAATGCCAGGATCTCGCCGCTGCAGGCGGTGCTCCGCTACCGGGACCTGCAGAATGTCGAACGGCTGTTCCGTGTGGCGAAGGCGACGATGCGCACCCGGCCAATCTACCATTCCTCCGACGCCGCCATCCGCGGCCACGTCTTCTGCTCGTTCCTCGCGCTGATCCTGCACCAGGCGCTCGACGAAAAACTCCGCCGGGCCGGCAAGCGCGTCGAATGGGACAATCTCCTGCGCGATCTCGACCGACTGCAGCACGGCGCAATCAGTCAGAACGGCAAGCGCTGGCAGCTGCGCACCGAAGCCGGCGTTGCGGCGGCCACAGCCTTCAAGGCCGCCCGCATCGCCCTGCCGCCCCGTCTGCAGACCCCCCAGCAAGCCGTAGCCTGATCCGGCTGCGCATTCCGCCCTGTAGTGCCACAGCTCCGGCGCACGCCAGATTTCACGCGCCTTTTCAATTGCTTAGAAAAACCCGCTGTTTAACTGGGGCCAAGTTGGCGACACACAGGAACGATCTTCGGAAAGTCGCTTCACCGCCGACACCGCCGCCCGCACCGGCCAGTCAGAACGCAGCGTGCAGCGCGACGCGGCCCGTCAGAAATACAACCGGAACAGGGCGAGCAACACGAGGCCGAGAAGGCTGGTGCCGCCCATGAGCAGCACGGCGATAGCTTCAGATCGGCTTTCAGGTTTCGATTTATGCGGATGGGCTTGAGGCATTGAATGTCTCCTGTCCAGGCGCTCTCCCGATCGCTGGATATAGGGACAGAGTCGCGCCGGTCCAGATGGCCGGCCGACACCACCCCCGCTTGCCTCCCGACCGCTCCGGAGGCATCAATCCGAAGTGGAACAAAAACGGAACATCGTCCTACCCTTCTATGCGGTGCGTATCCGCGACCTGATCGCGCCGCGCGCCGTGATCGAGGCGCGATGCAAGATATGCGGCCAGCGCGGCGAGCTTGATCCGTGCGACCTGCTCGCGTCGAGCAAGGCGGACGAGCAGCTCCGGCACGTCGCCGGGCGCTTGACCTGCAAGGCCTGCGGCATCCGCGGCGAGGCTTTCATCGCCCTGCGCTGGCTGGACTAGCCGATCGCGGCCGGCGCCTATCCTGCGCCCCATGTGCGGACGCTTCGCATCCACAACCCCGCCTGAGACGGTGGCCCGGCGGTTCAAGACGGCGGGGCCGGCGCCGAACGCGGCCCCCTCATGGAACGTCGCGCCGAACCAGCCGGCTATGGTGGTGCGGCGCCATCCGAGGACGGGCGAACGCCACCTCGACCTCCTGACCTGGGGGATTATCCCTCGCTGGACGAAGGACCTCGCCAAGGCCCGCAAGCCGATCAACGCCCGCGCTGAGACGGTCGCGACGTCGCCCATGTTCCGCGATCTCTTCGAGCGGCGGCGGTGCATCGTGCCGGCGGATGCCTTCTACGAATGGCAGGCGCAGGAGGCCGGCCCGAAGCAGCCCTACGCGATCGCCAGGCGCGACGGCGAGCTGCTGGCGTTCGCCGGCCTCTGGGAGGGCTGGCGCGGCCCGGCGGGCGAGATCCTCCGGACCTTCGCGATCATCGTCACCGCGGCCAATGAGGACATGGCCCCGATCCATGACCGGATGCCGGTGATCCTCGAGGAGCGGCACTGGCCCGCTTGGCTGGGCGAGGAGGAGGGCGATCTCGGCGCGATGCTGGCACCCGGCGCGGCCGGGCTTCTCCGGCTTTGGCAGGTCAGCGCGCGGGTGAACCGGCCGGCGAACAACGGGCCCGAGCTGCTGGAAGAAGCAAGCTAA